TGTGGTGGAATCTTAGTTTTGCGTGCTGTTGCTATACCACATAAGTTCTTAGGTTATCACATTAGTGGTAATCTGGACGGTGGTTTTGCAATAAAATTAACGCAAGAAATGATTTCACAAGCTTTGGAAGAATTAGAAGCTAAAGTAGGGTATAGAGCAAAAATTTCCTTTAATGCTGAATGCAATTCTTTTGGATGTAATCCTCCAGAAGGTGCGTTTGTTGCTTTAGGAACTGTTGATATACCTCTAGTTCAAGCTGTTAAAACTTCCATAGAACCATCTCCTCTACATGGCAAAATATCACAACCTATAACAAAACCGGCAATGTTACGACCAATGAAAGTGAATGGACAATTGTTGGACCCGTTGAGAAAGGGACTTGAAAAATGTGGTGGTGTTCCGTTGTTGCTAGATGAAAAAGACATGCAAGTTGTTGCTCTCAGTACAACGAAAGTACACGCATCTGTCAACGAACATGTTTCTATGGAACATTTGTGTCGCGTTATGACTTATGAAGAAGCCATATGTGGCACAGATGATCCATATATTTGTGCAATAAATAGAACAACATCACCGGGTTATCCTTTTAATTCGGATCCACAATATCGGAACGCGATGGCTGGCAAGCAATACTGGATGGGAAGAGATGAACATTTTGATTTTACATCACAAAATGCTTTATTTCTTCGTGAAACCGTTTCAAAATTGCTTGACGACTGTCGTAATGGAATTATACAAAATGTAATTTGTGCGGATACATTAAAAGACGAACGACGTCCTATTTATAAAGTTAATGAAGGCAAAACGCGTGTATTTAGTGCATGTCCAATGCACTATGTTATCGCTTTTCGTCAATACTTTGTGGGCTTTGCTGCGTGGGTTATGCACAACAGAATTCAAAATGAGAGTGCTGTTGGCATTAATCCGTATATTGAATGGGACAAATTGTATCGCCAAATTACTAAGAAGGGTGATTCCATAATAGCTGGGGATTTTTCAAATTACGATGGTAGTTTGAACGTCCAGATATTGTGGCAAATCTTTCATATTGTGGATGATTGGTATAAGGGAGGTG